TGTGATGTCTAATGCCAATGGCCGTGATCAAATGACATCCATGCTACTGGAAAGTCAAATCTTTACTCCATTGAAAGAAATAATTAAAATCAATATATTGCAATACCAAGGTGGTATCTCTCTATTCAATCGTGACTTGCAACGTGCAGTAGAGATTGATCCAGTTGCATTGCGCAAAGCAGTAATGGATTTCAAAGTATCTGACGGCCTCACACCAAGTGATAAGCTAATCAATGCAGATACATTGCAAACTGCAATGCAAGTAATTGGCTCATCCCCGCAGATTGCAGCAGGATATAATCTGGCGCCATTATTCAGTTATTTCATTAAGACTCAGGGCGGTAGGATTCAAGAGTTTGAAAAGAGTCCGCAGCAAATGGCATATGAACAGGCAATGATGCAATGGCAACAGTCTATGCAAATGATGGCAGAAGGGCTGAAAGGAATGGATCCAGCAGCAGCGCAGCAGATGATGGCAAAGATGCCGCCGCAGCCAATGCCGCAGCAATATGGATATAATCCACAGCAGCAAGGTGGAACTGCAGGAGCGCCCCCAGTATCTGCGCCGCAAGTAACTAATTCTATACAGAATATTACTAGAAATACCATCACACAAGCATAGCAATACTATCATGTCAATTACTCCAATCCCATCCCATATCAATTCATCATTCCACCGCTTTACTACCACTCCAGATGAAGTGCTATCTGGTAGTATTCTCAGCAATATGCAAATCGCAGTAATTCAAAACCTGCGAGTTGACATTGCTGAGCAAAAACTAGCACTGACTTTCACCCCAGAAAAGATGTATGACTTTGTCCAACAGGAATCATTTCTGTCTGGACAACTAGAGATACTACAATTTCTAATTGATTCAAGTGAGGCATCGCAGAAAGCGGTACTTGCAAGAACAGTAAACCAATCCCACTTTAGTACAACCACCGCCGATCAGGAGTAATCTATGGCAACCTCAGGTATCATGTCAATGTTCAATAATCTTATCGGGGCCACACCCGCGCCGGCAGCTGCGCCAGCATCTAGTCCCACACCTCCTGGTAATATACCACCAAATACTGCAACTACTGGAACTACCAATACTGGTACAGCGCCTAATGGTATCGTTCCTCCAGTAGATCCAAATGCACCGGCTGATCCTTCAACTTCCTTTGACCAATTTAAGGACTTGTGGAAGAATGAACCAACTGATCCAAATGCGGCGCCCCCAGGAGTATTTGGTAACGTAGATCCAAAGAAGTTTATGGAAGCTGCTGGAAAGATTGATTTCAGCAAAGCGGTAACTCCAGAGAACTTACAAGCGATTTCTGCTGGCGGTGAACCTGCAATGGCAGCATTCGCACAAGCAATGAATACAGTGGCACAAGGTGTCTATGCGCAATCCGCATTTGCTACTACTAAGATTGTTGAACAAGCACTTAGTAAGTCCAAAGAATCTTTCCTAGCTGAACTGCCCCAGCACATCAAAAAAGAAACCGTATCCGGTTCTCTTAGGGCTGAAAACCCAATCTTTTCCAATCCCGCTGTACAGCCGATTATCTCTGCACTAGAAGCCCAAATGACAGTTAAATATCCCAATGCATCTGCTGGGGAAATTACTAGCATGGCAAAGCAATATGTAGAGGCTCTTGGTAGTTCTTTCTCTGCTAAGCCAAAACCTGAAGTTGGTGCACCGAAGAATAAGAAGGGTGAAACTGATTGGAGTACATTCTTAGGCTGATAGTAATAGTAATTTGTTACTGTCAATAGTAATATCAATATAAAATAGGAGTTCTCTTATGGGAATGACACGAGTTGAGGTTCGAGATAAAGGGGTAGATAGGTGGAGTAGAGCCGGTGATGGCTGGCTTGCACATCCTATTACTCCTGTATCAGATGATACTGATGGTGGAGTTACCATTACTGATTTGCAAGTCAAGAGTGGCATTGCGCTATTCGGTGGTTTCACTGGCGCGAATGACATTACCACGCCGACAGCCGCGGAATTGATTGCAATGTTGCCAGGTATGAATATAGATGATACTTATGTATTCATCATTGCAAATACTGCTGCATTCGCTGGTACTATCACTGCTGGTGATGGGGACGTTACAGTTGCTGGGATTGTTGCTCTTACGAGTAAGACAGTGAAAGCAATTGTGCATAAGACCAGCGCCACTACCGTTACTATTACTTGCGTATAGTAAGTAGTAAATGGTAAATGGTAATCGCATTCAAATAATACTTTTTAAATAGATAGGAAATCATCATGTTTCTTCGTTCCTGTGTTAAGCCAACTGCTGCTCTCGAAAGAGAATCGCAAACTGGTGATGGTTGGATGGCAATGCCGCGCGTCACTACTGTGGCAACTGCTGGTGCTCTCACCATTCCAGTAGAAGGTATGCTCGGCGGCACTCTGGTATATACTGGTGCTCTCGGCGCTGTTGCATATACTTACCCCACTGGCACTCTCATTGCTGCCGCATTCCCTGAAATGGATATTGGTGATACATATGTATTTACCATTACCAATACTGCTGCTCAAGTCGCAACGATGACAACTGCCGCTAGTGGTACAACGCTGACTGGTATGGTGACTGCTAATGCAAATACTCGTACCGTGATTATGACTAAGACTGCTGCCGCTGCATTCACGCTGCTGCACATCTAAGTCTCTTGCATTTAATTCTCTAAATCTCAATCTCTTTTTAGTACTGGAACCATATCATGTCTTTTACCGGAATGTTCAATACAAGTAACTTCACCACTGATCTGGCGAAGAAATCTTTTGCCGGGATGATTACCCGCCTGATGCCCAATGGTACTGCGCCATTGTTCGGACTTACTAGCATGCTTCCTTCGGAAACTGCTGTGCAAGTAGAGCATGGCTTCTTTGCCAAAATGGCAGTGTTCCCTAGCTTCACTCTTGGTGCTGCAATCGGCGCTGCAGCTGATACCACTCTGACTGTCGTATCTACCGCGAATATCCTTCCTGGTATGATCTTCCGCAGCTCTACTGCTGGTGTTGCCAATCTTGGTGAGAATCTGATTGTGAATGCAGTTGTGAATGCAACTACTCTCACTGTCTCGCGCGCCCAAGGTACTGTCGCAGCTAACACTTGCGCAACTGCTGGTGTCTATCTGATGGTTGGTAATGCTTTCGAAGAAGGTTCTGTGCGCCCCAATGCATTGAATATCACTCCGATTCGTGTTACTAATTACACACAGATCTTTCGCAATAGCTGGGCTATTACCGATACGGTACGGGCTACTCTTGTGATCGCCGGTGATAGCAATGTCGCAGAGTCGAAACAAGATTGTGCTGCATTCCACGCGGCCGATATTGAGAAAGCGCTCTTTTTCGGGCAGAAGTCTGCTAGTACCAGAAATGGTCAACCATTCCGCACGATGGCCGGCCTGATTCCATCTATCACTGATGCAACTCTCTATATCTCCGGTTCTTATGCCGCGAATACTACCATTGCTGGTGGCACTACCAATTACACTCAATTGGAAACTGCACTGGATCCAGTATTCGATCAAGCCACTGATCCGAAGGTTGCTAACGAGCGTGTTATGTTCGTTGGTGGTTTGGCCAAGAAAGTGCTGAATAATATCGGCCGCTTGAATGGTACTTACATGATGGTTGATGGTCAGACTAGTTACGGTCTGCAATTCTCCACATTCAAGACTGCACGTGGTACATTCCGCGTGATTGAGCATCCGCTGTTCAATACCAACGCTATCTGGGGTAAGATGGCAGTTGTTGTGGATCTTTCCACATTCAGTCTTGCATATCTTGGCGATCGTAAGACACAATCTGCTGACTTCTCATCTGACAATGATGACGGCGTCGATGCAGTTGGTGGTACTCTGACTACGGAACTCACTACTCTGGTGAAGAATCCCGCAGCCAATGCCATTGTCTATGGTCTGACTGCCGCAGCAGCAGGTTAATATTTGCTACTGGAGTTATCCTCCTTATAGTAGCAATGTGAGTTTGCAAGTTCTTACGCTTAAACAAAAACTTGCACTCCCCTCTCGCCATCAACACATAGTAGGTAAATCAAATGGGCAAACTTCTTCACCAGTTCCAAATGGACTCTTCGGCTTGTAAGTATGTATTCAAATCGGGCGACGTTGCAATCTTTGAGGGCGGTTATTATCGCACCTCTGACCAGAAGAAGATTGACGAATTGAATGCAGAGATTGAAGCAGGTATCGGTGCTATCTGGATTCCGAAAGAAGGTGCTACCGTAGACAGTGATGAACTGGATCCAGTAGCAGTGATGAAACGTAAGATCATTGCAGAATATGAATCTGAAAAAGCAAGGTCATTGAATAATGGGGTGTCATTCAGTGATACTAGCGGGCATAAAGCAGCGGGTACTAATACATTTGGTGTTAACGCCGCGACAAGTAATAGTCCAGTGGGTGCGGCGCAGGCAGTATCTATTGGGTCGATCAAAATTGGTAAGTCAGCAGCAACAGTAGCTGCAACTGCATAATCAGGGGCGATGTGAATGGCAACTTTCGCAGAGTTAGTAGCAGATGTAAAGCTAATGACCAATCGTCCTGACTTGGACGCGGAAATCAAACTCGCTGTGAAAGCTGCCACTCTTAAAGCACATCAGACTGATTATTATCCATATGATATGTATGGAGTTGCAATACAATGGAATCCAATCGCATACCAACAGCGCCTTGATTATATCACGCTGATCCCGCGCTGGAGATCATTCAAGTATATTCGCAAGTATACTCCAGCAACACCAATAGCATCCTCTGTGGACGGCGTATTTTTCAAAGTAATTGAGCCGGAAAGTTCATTGGACGGTTATGGAATTAATAAAGAAAATGTATGCTATCTTGCTGGCATACATATTGAGATTCGCTCCAATACAATGGATGAATACATGCTTCTTGGTTGCTATCTTCACCCAGACGTGAATGAGGCAACTTATGATAGTTGGGTTGCAATATCTCAGCCATATGCAATCACCTATGAGGCTACTAGTAA